CCTATCGCTGCTTCTTGGCCATCCCTTTTCCATTCATAGGTAAATGTAATTGGGGCTGTGCCTACCCAAGCCCCATTAGTTGTAGATAATACCTGACCTACATAATTATTACCGGTGATTGAAGGCAGTACAGTGAAAACAGGCGCGGTGCCGCACTCCGGCGGGTTAGCCTCAAAATATTCTTTCCATCCGTATTCATTCCTTGACGCGCTGTTGGTTATCCATACTGCATTATAATTACAACAATCAAATTCCTTTGCATTGATATAATTAAGAAATTCACATTCTTCTAATTGTTCCCCTGTTGCTAAATTAGTATAAATCATGCTCTATTCGGTGCGGTTGTTGTTTGTGTTAAATAACTTGATACTTTAAAATAAACATTACCTAAATCGTCGGTTATATACTCTGTATCGTCAGCGGTAACTTGTACTGTATTGGTGAAATATTCGCCGATCACAAATGAAGTGCCGCTTATTATTTCTCCTGCTTTAGTAAACACGTCTCCGGCTTTAAATGACGTAAAGTTTATGTATTCTTCACTTTCATAAGTTAGAATAGTGTTGTGAGTTCCATATGGTACGTTTCTAACTAGCATTGATTTCTATTTTTTCTGATTTAACAATTGGCGCCGGTTTCTTTTCGTCAGTTAATACAGCAAAATTGTAACCCATGCCGCCGTATAAGCAATAAAATATGAACGCGTAATACCATTTCATATCGCTTGCCATAATCCAAACAAGTACAAACGATAAATCTAAAAACCGTTGAATAGTGCATATTTTGCAGCCGCCAATTGATTTGTAAATAAAATTGTTTTTTTGTCCCTTAGCCCACTTCAAAGGCTTGTTCATGAAGTCTAATAATTGACCTTCACGTATTAACTCAAGGTATAATTTAGCAAGGCCAACAGCCGCAAAATTTGTTACAGTAAATGCAATTAAAAAAGTTATAGTCATGCCGGTGTTACTATTTGGTGAGGAATATTAAGTATTAAATTTTCATCTTTTATGTTTGAATATGATTGAAGATAAATAACTATATCAGTCTTACAGTCAGCAGCTTGCATCTTTACGCTGCACCCAAACGGACGCGGTAAATTGTCAATGTTTTCAATAACGAATCCGGTTGTATAGTTTAGCCCATTGCTAAAATTACCGTATTCGGTAACCAAGCCTCCAATAAAACCAACTTTGAAAATAGAGCTGTTTTTAAATAGCCTTTCTTGGTCAATAGCGGAAAATAAAAATGATAGATTAAAACTAATAGTACCATCTATACATTCATAATCAGAAACGCTGACAGTTGGTATAATTGATTTCTGCACATAGGTTTGAGTAGGGTATGTCTTTATTTTATAGCATCCTATATGCTCGCCAGCATCGGTTAATAACTCAAACTGCGTCATGTAATCTTCGTTAAATAATCCGGAAGGTATTACTAGTTTCCCTTCATTTAGAGTTCCTAAAAATCGTTGATTAATAACAGCGCCGTTGAAGTCTTGTTTAACACGCAAATATTCTTCATAATCGCGGTCCATTTCGGTTTGAATAGGCTCGCATGATTGAAAGCAGCCTAAAAATATTACATCTTCATCACAGCACATTAGCATTCACAGTTTACTTGTTTACAATGTTTTACCGGCACAATTTCAACAACTTCAAAATCGCATGAAATCAAAGATAAATCTTTTAGACGATTATTTATATTAGTGGTGCCTGTTTCTTGTTTAAAAACGCTCGTTTTGTCACTTAGCACTTTTGTAACTGCGTAACCTTCAGCGCTTACTACACTCACCAAAAGTTCTTCATGTGAACTATTTGAAACCTTTTCAAGTACTGATACTATACGACATTGTGTAGTTACTTGATATGATTGAACGCGGCACCCTCTAACAAGTGGTGAATATGTCGATTCTTTCAACGATCGGATATAAAATGAATTTATCAACGTGTCGGAAATACCTACATATCCATTGCCTTCTTCGTCTAAATAAATATCGGTATCAACCGGGTTTTCGATATTAGCGAAACCGGTTGTATAAATCGTAAATTCTTTTAGAATTCTATCTTTTAAAGATTCGAGTTTATTTTTGTCCATTTGCTACCAATATTGATTGTTCTGTTATTAATGAATTTAAAAGGTCTTCTTCTTCTTTTGACGGTTCAAATATAGCTCCAAAATCATCTTCTTGACCTTCTATTTTCTTGTGTTCAAAATCGTCTGCATTGCCAAATATCACTTCGCTTCCAAATTTGTAAATCCTAAACGCGCGCTCTTCGCTTCCTGAAAACTTTAAGTTTATGTGGTCAGTTTCGCGGCCTTGAATATCTCTGAACTCAGAATATCCACCCGGTAAAAACATTGTTTTTGTTTCGCCTCCATTTTTACCGCGTGGTTTAAATGCCGACTTCCTGATAAACGTGTTTTTATTGAAATACGCTGGCTTTGTGCTGTAATTGCCAATTTTAGATCCATCAGATTTTAACCCCTTATCAAATATCCTTTCTTTCCATGCCGCTTCGAATTCAACTAGTGCAGCCGTCGCAATTAACCCCGGCATTTTAGCATCAAGGTTTTTGCCAAGTTCTTTTAATTGATTCGATATGTCGGTAAAAGACATTAGATATTTGCTTTAAATTGAACGCCTGAGCAATCAACACACTTACAACCTCCGTCTGAATTTACTATATATTGTCGAATTCCTTTCATAGCGTTTTCGAAATACATTCGATATGCGTCGAATGAAGCCGCCGCTTGTTGTTTTAGCTCTTCACCTTTGTAAATTGTAAGGTAGTTCAAACGGTTGTTTTTTATTTGTTCATCATAAAACATACCCCCTATCAATTCAAATGCACATTGCCCTATAAGGCTATTCATAGCCAAATCGCACGCAATTGTCGATAAATCGCATTGGCATAATACATCAGCTTCAATCCCGTAAGCCTCGGTATCATTTGTAGTGCCATTATTCACGCCCATCGAGCGCACACATTCACTTTTCTTTGTGTTTTGGCACCCTACACCGCAATTTGGTTTATTTCGATAAACTGAAATGTTGCTTGGTAAAAGTATATGAGCCTCAGCGCCTTCAATTTTAAGATTAACGGTGAATTCTTTTATCACACCTTCTTCGAGTGACACGGGAATATTGTACACCTTTCCCGCCGTATCTTTTACAACCATTGTTGTATCGATGGTTTCATTTGAGTAAACTCTGATACGTGGAATTACAATTTTGTATAGTTTGCATTTTGGGTTTTGCTTGTAAATAACGTCGCCTCTAAATTGCCCCTCTGTACCTTGCGCCTCGGCTTGCGTTCCGTATTCGCCACTATTCCAAACACTTGATGAAAATCCATTTACACGGTAGTTCGCATTTATGTACGAAATGATGTCGTTATTCAGTCGTAACATAGCCCGGCGCCGTAAATCAACTATGTAATTATAGCCCGTCAAATACTTTTCATCGGTGCTATTTGCAGCCGCCTGTAAAGTTATTCCGGGGTAATCGGTCACATAATAACCGCTTATCGATTCCTCTTGTGTGGTGTCGCATGGCTTAATGATGCCTATGATTTTATCTAAACAACTCATTTTGTAAAATTATGATTTTAAAATAAAAGGGCCAACGAAATTAATCGCTAGCCCTTTCTGCGCTACTAACCCAAAAGTTTAGCAAGTTGGCGCTACGTCAGGGCATACATCATATTTGATGATACCATTGAAGCAGCTATCTTTACAGCCCGTAAGCGGTAAATTGAATCCTTTGTAGTGGCATGACATGTGATACTGCCATTCTTTACATGTTGTATCGAATTTAATATCCAAGTCAAATAGCATACCTGTTGCGGGGTCTTCTACAACTGTATATGAATACGTTGAACCTTCTTGAATTAATCGAGTAGGGTCGATAGCATCCCAACGCTCAGGACTTTGACGAGATGCGAATACACCTGCGTTTGCAGACCATGTAAGTAAGTTGTAAATACCAGGTAATAATGCAAACATAACTGCATTGCCAGGAGTGGCCGCCGAGCAGTTATCATCATTGATATTCTTATCATAGAAAATTGGGAAATTCGTCATTTGAGCAAGATTTAAACCGTCTTGATTTAAACCAGCCGCTGCAAATGCGCGTTTGAATTTCAATGCCTCACGATTACCGATAAGTAACGGCGTAGCACCCCCGAATCCTGCATCACCAAAATCGGTAAGAATATCGGTATCAACCGAGAAATTAGGCGCACCTAACGCGTTTGTAAGTTTAAGCAAACGTGTGTCCGTTTCTGAATTGATGCAACCGGCGGCAGAGCAAAGGCGGACTACTTCAGCAATTGAAATAGCGTTTTTAAGGCTTTGCATGTTGTCCCAAATTCGAGCCGCGAAAACGTCCATAACCTCCATTGAACCAAGGTCACGTAAGTTAGCAATTGGTAACGGCTTCCATTTGTCCATATACTTCGCGTCGAATGATGTGAAGTCTAAACATGAAGTCAATGTAGCTGCCGTGTCTTTTGCACTTTCGCAATCGAATGCATCAACTGGGTCTGAACAATCAGCGGTTGCATAGGTAATAGAATAACGTGAATTTTTACCGTTTTTCTGAATCATTTGGGCCTGCACTTCTGCACCGTTTTGCGGTGAAAATGCCAAGTCAATAATTCCGGTAGGTTTTGCAGCGCGGTTTAAGCGGTACAAATCCATAAGTTTCGCCTGAATATTAGGCGTGCAATTATTTGCCATTTTTAATGTTTTAAAAGATGAATAAATTTTGCCACATTAAATAGGCTGGGCGTGGCCTAAGTATTTTTGATTTATTAAATAGGCTAAATCCGGCCTGAGTTATTCTTACGTGTTAAGTAAGGTTGCAAGTATGTTTTAACTTATTGCGGCTTCCATTTTAGCGGCAAGCCCCGAAAGTTTTGGTGGTGTGTTTGGTTTTTGGTCGCCACCCGGTATTGGGTCGCTTCCATGTGATTTTTGAACAAGCCCGTATTCATTAGTAATGTCCATTACAATTTCATCGAGTTTATACAATTGTGTTGGTGACTTTTTTAAAGGCGCTTCCTCGTTTTCGATTTCAAACAAATCAATGTTTTGATCGTCACGGAGTTTTAATATTGCACGTTGGCTTAATTGCGACTTGACAAATTCGGCAGCTTTTGCAGCTGGTATTGTAGTCTTACCGTCAAGTATTCTAATTAACTCCGCACTCAATTTCCCGTCAAGTTTGTATTTATTGATTTCGGATGTTAATTTGGTCTTGTAGTTTTCCTCAAGTGAATTCTTTTCAGTTTCTAAATCTTGAATGCGTTGGTTTGCATTATTCAACATTTGTTCGATTTCGGCAGCGGATGAAGTGTCCTTATTTACCGCCTTAGTTTTAAGCAATGCAAATAACGCACTTGTTGATTTGTCTTTGTTGGCAGGATTTAACAAAACATCATCAATTTCTTTGCTCGTTAATACGTTCCCGAATTCCTTATTTGCAATGTTAAAGGCTTCACGCATGTATTTACCTTTATAGCCTTTTCGGGCCTCGGCTTCCTTTGTATTGAATTCTGATTCAAGGAAAGGACGTGCATAAGTTTGGGCGCTACCTAGCACGGTTTCAATCACTTCATTATTATCATCGTCAATTAGTAAAGCGTCGAATGTTTCGTCAACGTTTTCAACTCCTAAAGTTTGTAATAATTGTTTGATTTTTTTTGACATATATTTTTGGGTTTAGTTTCCACAGTTTGCGCAATTGGATGTGCCGGTGTTACTGTGCATCATCCTTATATTGAAGATTATTTTTTTTTTGATTCAACAACTTCGTATTTATCAAGGCTGTATTTAGTACCAATGTATTTTTCATTAACGATACAAATTCCGCCTTTACCGTCTTTGCGCTTTACGGCACATTGGCCCGGCTTTAAATTGAATTGTGTAACGTTTACGATAGGCGCCACTTCTTCAATTGTTTCGGTCATAGCGACTTCGATAATCGGTGTATCTTCAGTAATAGTCACACCTTCGATTGTTTCAGGATCTATGTTTCTACTTTTTCTTTTTTACTTGACATTTTATAAAATTGAAAGTGACGGGTTATCTTTTACAAGTCGTTCAGCATATTGTCGGCTAACGGCGGCGGCAATTAATTTGCTACCTTTCATTAATCGCACCTTGTTTGTGCTATTAGCACCACCTACACGCGATTCAGAAACTACTAAAGGTTTTACGGCCTCTACTTTTTCGACAATCACATTTGATTTAGTTGGTTCTTCAATCGGTTCTGCAATTGTATCAATTACGGTTTCGACTTTAACAGTTTCGGCTTCAGGTTTTAATTGTTCCTCAATCGTTGGTACTGATGTTGCTTTTTTATGCGTCCCATAGTGTAAAATTATTTGTTATAGTTTGCACTTTTATATCTATATTTGTGCGAAAATGTGTTAAACTGTGCATTATGGCTACATCATTAAGACTTAACAACGTCGATGCCGAATTTGAAAAGGCAATAAGAATGAAGAAAATTGAACTACTCGCACAAGATAAAGACTTCAAAAAAGAAGATATTGTAAAAGAAATCGTTTTGGAGTGGAAAAAAGATAGAGATACTAAAACTTCTTCATAACCGGCGCCGCTGTATGTGTGCAATTATAACCACCGCAATTTGATGCAAAGTTTTTCTTTGTTGTGTTTTCCATCATGCCGCCGTATTTATGTACACCGTCAATCACTTTCTTTTCACGTTGGTATTTATATGCTAATCTTATTTCCTCTGCTAGTTGGTCGTCCGGAATGTAGCCCTTCATTTCACGAACCCAATGGTAACACTGGCCTCTAGTATCTTTTAAGGTACCCCCAACATATCGCCATCCTGCGACGCCAATATTTGCCGCAATACTTGAAAATTGCTGGCCTTGCATGCCTCTAATTGCGTCACGGCTTATTTGCGTTGAATAGCTTTGTAAACGGCCTGCTTTATCAGGATTACCTATTATAAATTCGGATAGGTTTTTCTTCGCTCTATCGATTGAACCGCCATAGCTTATGGCCTCATCTAATATGTTTAAAATCGGTGTTTTAAAGTCATTTGCGACACCTGAAGACAATAGCTGTGTTCTAGTCTTGTATTTCCATTTCTTTTCAATTTCTGATAGTGGTAGTTTCTGAATACTATAACCTCCAATGTCTTCAAGTAATGTAGATGAATTTATGGTTACTTTCCCGAAATCTCCAATAAATAAATTTACGGATTCCCCATAACGCGAAGTTGAAAGCGCTTTATCAATAGCCGTTGAGAATTCTAGTAATTTATCCAATGTTAGCGGCCCCGTTATAAATTCACCGTTTGATGTGTCTAAATTATCGAGTATTTTGAATACTTCATCAAGTACCGACTTTTCAATATTCGGCATAACGTCAACTAAACGCTGCGTTAATTGTTCTTTTAGTAAGTCGTTTTCTGAAATGATACTTGGCATTACGTAAGTTTAGCAATTGTGCTTACATCGTCGTTTTTTGTTATACTTGGCGTACCTAATTGCTTCCTTGCTTCATCCTCAGTTAACCCAAATCTATCGCTTACAAGTGCAACAGCGGCATCTAAGTCATATAACCCAGAAGCCACAGCTTTTGCAATTTCAATCATGCCTGTTAAGCCTCCAACAGAATCTTTTAATCCGCCGCTAATATTGCCGCCACCTTCGAAGTTATCATAAATTCCAACCTGTACCATTTCGGCTATTTTATCAATCAGTTTGTCCATTAAAACCACCGGCTCCGTTACTTTAAACACATCATTTGTCATTTCCGCCGCAATTCGTTTAAGGACCATGTAGCCTTTTTCATGAATTGTTTTGTCGGGGTCGGTATAAATGCCGCTCAATAACTTTAATTTTAACGCATTACCCCAAACGCCATACAATGGGTCGGCTAAATAAAGAACCTCATTTATTTTAGCTTGCACCGGATCATCACGGTAAATTTTTGAATTGATAATATAATTTAATTCGCTTAGGGTTTGTGAATCGTCTGTTTTTGATTGAAGCGAAGCGAACTCATTGATTAAATCAGAATCGCTCATGATGTCGAACTGCTTAGGCTCTATTAATATGGTTTCTTGTGGCCCGTTCGTTGGGTTTACCATCCACGACATGAACCGTAAGTTTTTACGAATAATAGCGAACAAGTAATTTGAAATTGATTGAATAAAAAAGTATTGGTCTTTTCTATCTTCTTTTTTAGCGTCACCGGACTGCACCCCGTCAACAACCGATTTTAAATGTAATGAGTTTTCGCAAAGTTTGTAAATTTCCATCCACCGTTTCATGTGGTATTCGGGAATACCGATGTCGGGAGTTATAAATTTAACGCGGTCTTGCATAGTGCCGCCATTTCTTGCCAAGGTTTCTTCTGCTATGGTTAAGAATTCGCCCGGGTTGTGGCTTATTGTGCCAGCTCCTTTACAAACACCGCAATTAACTGTAAGGTTTAATAAATCTTTTTCGTCAGGATTCGCTATTTTACCGGTTCCTGCACATGGCTTACAACTTTCTTCAACTATCTGAACGTATGGGTAAGAGTAATTCTTAACCATGGCTTCGTCATCGCTAAGATTGCGCACTAATTGGTCAGCCCAATTTTGATAAGGTTGTAGAAAGCTGTTTACCTCGCGGCTAAACGGTAATACATTGAATTTGTGCGGTGTTTTAATGCTTTTTGTGATATTGTATTGAGCCTCAGAATCAATAAAATAAACCATTCCATTACGTTCAAAGGCAATGCTTTTGCCATCATACATTAACACTTCTTCGCACTTGACACATACCAATTCAGGTAGTGCCATTTCATTGGTACTTTGGGCCTCGTTTGCGTTCATTACACCAATGTAGCAAACCGGATTTTGTAGGATAAACTCTAAAATGTATTCATAGTTTACCGGCTTCGTTTCAATTACCTTTTGCAAATTAGAATCAACGACTAAAGTAAATGAATTGGCATTGAGTAACGAGCCTTTGCACATATTCATGAACTTATTGTAAATCTCTTTTGCGACCGGGCTAAAAATGGATAAACGCCAATTATACATACTCGGAGCCTCGTTTGGATGCCTGTTAAGTAGCCTATTTTCAAACAGTGTTTGAAACTTCTTTTTATAGGTTTCAGGCTCTACCCATCGAGTGCGTCCCATGTATCGAGGTCGCGCGCCTTCTGTATGTATTTGAACGGCAAGACACGCCTCTACATCACGCGAATGATCGGGATGCAGAGGGTGTTGTTTGCTAGCTCTTTGTTTAATGAATTCGTTGTAATCCATTTTTAGAGGTTTGTTTTTATACTAATATTCAGGGAATAATTGAACGCCGTAAATATATGTTTTTTGCGTTCCGGTGCCGACAAACTTCGCTCGAATAACTTTACAGCGACCTTTATTTGTTGTACCGCTATTTTTATTTGCGTTAAAAATCCACGTAGCTGGTGCGCCAGCGGTTACTTGTAATGTGTCACAATTAACGCCGTTTGTACCCGCCACTTGATGTAGATTTGTGAAGTTTGTACCATCGATACTACCCTGTAAAATTACTTTATATGTAGAAGTCCCGGAAATGTTTGTTTGCGAAAACTGCAAACGGTAATCACCGGTTTTTTCTGACAATAAAGCATTGATAGGAGTTGTAAAGTACAATGTACCCGCATCGCTTAGCGTATCTGTTTTAGTACCGTCAATAGATGAAATCAACGTAATTTGTGCCGTTGATGTTTTTGTTGCTGTTGCAAGTGTCAGCATCACCGCGAAGAAGAAAATTAATCTTTTCATTTGATTTTTTAAATTTAATTGTTTTGAAAATTTGTGATTATTGGAACAACCAACCCAAGGTGTCAACCGAATTTGCGGCAACAATATCAAGATAAGGTAACGTATAGTTTACAGGGTCACCTGAGAATGTCAATGACAAGTTTTTAAACTCAACATTTTTACCGTCTACCTCGGTATCATAACCCGTGAAGAAGTGAGCCGAATAGCTTGCAAATGTACCGTTCTTGTTAAGGAACAAGTAGATTTTACCATCACAAGTGATAAACCCGCGTATAGCTGTGGATTTAGCTTGCAATTTGTTTTGCCAAAATAATCGGTCTTCATACGGTGAAGATGTGCCGGCGGCATTCTTATCGGTTGCCGTGAAATCCTTTGCAGTCAATACGCGTGAAGTTGCGATTGTACTTGCAGGACGGCAACGCGCTTTGTAGTTTTTAGTGGTCGTATTAGGGTCTGACCATGCTACATCGGCAAGCTCTGGAGTTGCTGAAATATCGCCCGCTGTAATAGCGTCTTCAATTAATTCAGCAAGGGCCTCATCATCATAATCACCGGTGGGGAAATCGAAATCACAATTGGCAATAAGAAACCGTACCGGCACCTCTGAGCGCTCGTACGTATCGCATTGCGTTGTTTTTGTTAGCGTGGCAGAACCTACACACGCTGAATTGCATGTACTGAACATGTTATTTGTGTTTTAAAGTGAATAATCGGCTTGCAACCTTACATTATTACTCAGCACGCAAAAACATTTTCACACTTGCATTGTGTCAAAAGTACGTCTATATTTTGAAAACTTACACTTTCGATGTCTGAATCTTTAAAAATCGATTCACCTTCTTGGTGATAGTATTCAACATTATTGATTAAAAAAGTCTTAGCTAGTGAAATGTTTTCAATTTCATCTGCATACCATTTCGGCATTGGATTTGACTTTAAAGAAAATCGCCTTTGTTTTTCAGATTTGAAGTTAAAACATTTGTTACCGTATGTTTTTTTCACCATGCTAGCGATTTCAGTTAAATCAGCATCAACGGTAGCGAATAGCATATTACTCGCAAACATGTCGTAATTCCAAACCGTAAATGTGTGCATGTGTTGTTCACAGTCTATTGTAGCAGTTGGGTAAATGCCTTCTAATCTTACAACTTCGTTACATTTTACGCGCTTAAACGGCTTTGTGTAGTATTCGTAAACATTACCTGAACCACCGTATGTAATTGTAACATTAAATCTAAAACATGATATTTCGCTTGCCACCCCAACCGTTGTAGGGTAAACTTCATCCGGTGTTACAGGCGCTCCATTTACCGATACTACCAATGTTCCAACCGTTGCAGCATCTACCGGTATTCCTAACCGTGTCGCACTAATCATGTACAATGGATAAGGGATTGAATCCTGAGACACATAAAACAATTCACTATAACCACCTCCCGAAATTTGAACTAAATCACCTGCGGCAACGGTGATATACTTGTGACGATGACCCACACCATTCGCGTCTGCAAACGGTATAGGTGCGTAAATTTGATATTCAGCAAGTTTTAGCGTAGTGTCTACACGGGCCCCTAAATTGAATTTATTTGAAGCCCCATTACCTAGCGCTAGTAATGTGTTTGTAGCGGTTTCATCAACTATTGAGAAATCAAAATTTGCCCCATATGGTAAACCGCCACCTTCTAAATCAACAATTGCATAAGGTATTTGCAAACGTAACGCAAAGAAATCTGTATCCGTAAAAGGAATAAAAAATGGTTCATCACTTGCACATAGTTTGCAGTTATCCGGAGTGTTTGATAATTCCCAAATATTATTCATTTCTTTTTATTTTACGTTACCCTTTACAATTACAAGACGGTTCGCGAAATCAAAATCAATATAGTTAATTTCTCCATCCCATCCATTTTCAAATTTAACTGATTGGTATAAATCTAGTGCATTATACGCGCAACAATATTTCAACTTAAACTCAAAACTTATGTTTGTTTTCTTCGAATCACTAGGCATGTCAATTGCATGATATGGCCAAAGATTATTTGAAATACCATTTGCAGCCGGTGAAAAGCTAAATGCATAATTGTAGTTGTAAACATCCGTTATTGCTATTGGGAAATGTACCGCGTTGTCATCATCGAATTCAGATAGTGACGCATAAGGGAAATAAGGAGTGCCAACCGTTCGGGCGTCTTCGATATCGGTAGCGTCATCGTAAACCAATATTTTAGCAAGTTGGCAAGTATCTGCCATTGTTTTAAGGCATCCACCAAATTTCATATTACTAAGCACGGACCCAACCGCCTTGACAATATTTGCATCATAAAGCGAATCTTGGCCATCCAACACAAATGAAGGTGCGCCAAATTCTATTAAATCACGTTTAATTGATCCGTTGTAGTTTGGATTACCTGAAGAATCTAACCACTCACCATTGAACCGTATTAAATTTTCATTTCCTATGGCGTCGCTTGCATCGGTTCCATAATTCATATTGATTCTACTAGGCTTGCCTTCACCGTTCCATGCAAAACAAATATCTGATTGCAAGTTATCTTTATCATCGCCGGTAGTGAAGTCGATATGATATACACCGGCGCCCCATATCAATTCACCTATTAAATCTTTGCGTTCAAAGTATAGTGTATTGTCATAATAAAACCACCGTGCATTCCAAAAGTCTTTTATTTTACTGAATAGGTCTCGAAGTGTCCATGACGGGCTATTTGCCATGATATAATCACGGTTCCCATCCATATCAACGCCCTTCTTTGAATACGCGGTTAATAAGCATGCATTATAATACCGGCTTTCTTCTGTATATAATATCGGTGCAGTTTCGCTATTTATGTCAATTCCGCCGCAAATGTTGCATACATTATCAATGTAAGTGCGAATGAACGGTGCCGGATAACCTCGCCCGCACCCTAGCCATTTATCAGTAATTAAATTAATAGTGCCAATTGTGGGTAATGAAGTGCCAATAGCCGCGTTGATTATATTGAACCCTGAATTTAGAGTTATAATTAAAGTGTTTATAAATACTATAAACAAATCAAATGAGTTGAAAAACGTGACCAACATGCCAAAAAACCATGTAGGCTTAATTATATCGCAATACCTGAACCTTGGGTGCGGATTTCCTGTAACCGGGTACAATTGAAATAAACCGTATTCGTTATTAGAAAGTAAAGTATTTGCGATGCAGTCTAATTCAGGGCTGTATTCCTCAAGGTCTAAACTTAGTTTACATTCCCCATTCTCGCACCATTTTAAATTACGGTTATCAGCCTTGTAGATGTATTCACCACCGCAAACACTATCCGTAATTCGCACACAAATTGAATTCGAGTAAATATTTGGTGATTCAATTATGTTTGTTCTGAAATATTGGTATGCCTCACCTTGTAGAACAATTGAACTAGTTTGTGAACGTGTCGGGTCGTTAGCACTATCCAATGACTTATTAACTTTCATTTCTGAAACGTCAACCCATGCCGAATAATCAACCCATGTGCCATTACAATTTAGTGATAATTCAACTTTCATTAGCCTAGTGTTCTACGTTGTTGTTTTAAGAATGTGGCGCCCATTGAGTGAGCAACTGATTGGCCAAAACCGTCGGCATCGAAATTGTTATTGATGTTCACTTCGCGTTGTGATAGAATAGCCTTCATTTGTTGAATTTCATACAATAAAGGCGCCATGTTATTGTCATTCTTTATGCGGTTATGGTCGGCAACTACTGAATCAGTATCTATTGCACGTGAAGATAAATAATAGCTACCGTCATCCATCCGGTTCACTAATAACTTGCTATTATGTAAGCCTTCGAACATATCACGGTGCTTTGATGTTAACGCCTCGTTCATTACAAATTCGCGTTTGTGATACTTGTACGGCCTTTTACCTATTGCGGTAGATTCCTCATGTGCAGGACCTTCTCCGGTGAAACCTCCTTCTTTAAATCCGGTATCAGCATTTATTGACCGAATAGAACCAACAACGGAGGCGATACCTGCTAAAATAGCGATTACATTAGCGGCAATTAATACCGGATTCTTTGAATTGGCAATAGTTGAAATAGCACCGCTAATTGCTAGCGCTTGATTTGCAGTAATTACGGCGGCATCAATTACACGTTGTGACCGTTCATATTGTTGTCGCTTTTTCAGCAACTCATTCAAACGGTCTTGCTCAACTTTTAACGAAACCTTGCTATTTGATTCGGCGGCAGCTACTCGCTTTTCCTGTAACGCAATTAATTTATCCGTTTTGCGCTGCTCAATGTCTAATTGGGCTTGTGCCGCGCTTGCAAGATTTAGTGTATTATTGAAAAGTAATTGTTCATCATCCGACAATAGCTGCTCGTCTGACTTTTTCTTTTCTTTGTTTGCCTTTTTGCGGTTGTTGATTTGCTTTTCAAGTTCGGCGGCCTCGGCATCAGTTGTTGATTCCATGCCTAGTACTTGCTCACTATTTAGCTTATCAAGATTCTCAGAGGCTTGTTTGTATAACTTGTTTTTATTATCGGTAATACTTTGCGCCTGCTTATCTAAATTGTCTTTATCGTCATCAAGTTTGAAAGATAATTTTACCGGGTCTTTTTTACTTACGTCCTCGATTTTCTTTTTAGTAGGTTTATATACTTTTGTTGCCGCTTGTTCTTGCTCTGCATCATTACCGGCGTTTGCATTAAGCGCACCGGTTGATTTAGCCCCATTAAAAGCATTTAAGGCATTTGTTTGGCCTTGAACTTCACGGTAAAGTATTTCATACTGTTGTTTCAGGTAGTAATATTGCCTAAATAAATTGTCGCTTTGCTTTCTTAGCGTCGGTGTTGTTCGCGGTGTTTGCTCATATTGTTCATAAAGCGCAATTAATTCACGACGCATCACATTGGCTTCAAATACGCGTTTCTTATTGTTCGCGTATTCGGTTTTCATTTGCGCGGCAGAAAATTTTTCGTACTCTTTGAAATACGATTCCATTGTTCGTTGTACACCTGCATTTCGTCTGTCTTCGTCAGTTGTTAATAAATTATCAATTCCCTTTGCAATTGACAATTTTAACCGCGTTACTAAGCGCTCTAATTTTAATGTTTTTTCCCCTAAAGTTTCTTCTAGGTTTGCAAGTTCTTGCCGTAATTGTTGTGTTTGGCCTTGTGACGTTTGCAACGCTGTTGACACCGAACCCTCGAGTAATTTAGCAAAGTCACCGGTAATTTCATTCACTCGACTTGTTTCATCGCCAAGGCCTTTCATGTTTAATCCAAGGCGCTTTAATTCGGGCGAGGTTCTGCCAATAATTGAGTTTACAAGCATTTCGCTTGCCGTGGTTACATCGGTTCCTAATTTAGCCGCTAACTCGATCGCAATTGGAATGAGTTTAGAAAGTTGTTCCTCAGTTACTTTTGTTCCCTCGATAAATTTAGCTTGTGCTGCTAAAATATCATCGTTGTCGAATAAATTTTGGTACTTTTTGGCCAATTCATCGGCCTGAGAAACAAGGGTATCAAACAAGTTTTCACGACCTATATTTTTAAGTGTTTGCCGAAAACTTAATAATCCTTGCTCGGCTTGTGCGGCTTCTTCATTTGCGGCATCGTATAGACTTGTTAAGCCTTGTGCAATTTCATAAATACCAAACGCACCGGCCCCCACACCTGCAACACTTAGTAAATTCTTTCCAAGGCCGCCCATCTTATTGCCAAAAGTTGCCGTTTTAGCTGTTAATGAATCGAGTTCTTGCTCAACTTTGTGAAGGTTGGTGAGTAGCCCTTTAACGATTTGCGGGTCGTTATTTGCACGCAATTGCTTATGTAACTCAGCCTGATGTTTAGCAAGTGATTTAACCGCGTCTTGTTGCTTATTATACTGCTCCCTAGTTTTTTGCAATTCAGTATTAAATGCAGCTACTTTTTTCGGGTCGTTTGTCTTAGTCATTTGTTCCTCAAGACGGCGGCCCTTTTGCTTCAATTCTTCCAATAGTTTATCCTGAGTGGTCGTTGCTTTATTAAGGCTGTTTAGTTCCTTTTCGTTGGTGTCCCAAGTAACGCGCACTATTTGGTCAAGAATATTCGGCATTGTATTATTTTAATTACAATCTACATAACTCATTGGGTGAACGGATGCAGAATTGATTTCATTTTCAATCTGTTGTGCTGTTTTGGTTGTTTCAATTTGTTGGGTATAAGCTAAAACGGTGTCGTAACGCTGTTGCACGTCATTTACTTTTATTTCGTAAATATTGCACGTTACATTTGTGTTTCGAACCTTCTTTTTTTGGCAAGAAAATAAACCAGCTAGCAATATCATTGCCGCGGCGAATAGAATTAGATTTTTCATAACGATTATTGTTTTCATGATTATTTACCAAAATTACTATTTTTTTTGGTTTTATCACGGTCTTCTAATTTTTTCGCATAAATATTGTTCGCGTAAAGGAATTGGTAAATAGATTCCAATGACCATTTTGAAAACTCAGCTATCTTCACCGGATCTCGGTCAGCTAGCGTAAACATCATGTAATTCCGTTCCTCAATATGTTTTTGAATAATCTCTACTATGTCAGTTGTGGGAGTTGGGCTACTCTTTCGCTTACTGCTAGCAAGGCGCTTAATATATCTTTCTCCGATATAGTTTGCAAGTTGTTTGTGATTCTGAAGGCCAACACTGTAAAAAAATCTTGTTCGCCGGCATCCCTCCAAACCGATTTCTTTTTTTGTTGGAATTCTTTATCGTACTCCATCGGTTCGTTATCCATCATAAAGTAAACGCATGCCAATTCCTCGTATGCCGTGCGTTCTGAAAGCATACCTAAACGGCCTTTAATATTATTTGCAATGATTGTGACATCGTTTTTAACTTCAACCGGCGTGCGTTTACCGTCAAGGGCTACATTTAAAAGTTCATCCATCATCTCAGATAAGAAAGCCTCAGAAATACCCATTTTAATGAATATTTCTTGTACTTCCGCTACTATGAAACGTGTGTGTGGTATTTGGTCAGCATTTCGGACGTCATAAAATTTATGTTCACCAATTACTTTAATCGGTTGTTGGGTTTTGTTTGGGTGTTCGGGGTGCATTATAATTGTCTTTTTAGGTAAGAATTCAAATAAGTAGTAAGCAAATATATGAAACAGTCGGTTAAATGCATGCCGAATTCGGTATCACCTGATGTTTTATATAACTTATCGCTGCCTTCCTCAGTTGTTGCCATTTCGAGGTCTGCAATTAAATCAGCGCACCAATTTGGGTTGATGCTAAAATTTGGGTGCTCTTGTAAAACCGTGTTACAAAACGTTCGCAATTCCGTATGTGCGTCACGTCTGTTGAAATTCAGCATAGGTTTATCCATTTGGTTAAGTCCTATACCTAAGTATTGCCGCAATATAGCGTGGCCTGTTGTGCTTACTGATTCATAATTCGCATTTCGAGCATTACCAGCAGGATCGGCCGTAACTCTCAAAACCGCCCCCGGGAAATCTTTTTTGATTATTTTACAAAATTCCCTTGACGTGCAATTCTTTATTTTATAAGATTTGATTATTCGGCAATAAATTCCAGGAACCATTTGAGCGACTACGCACGTCATTGGGCTAATATTGAAGTCAAAGGCTAAATAGAGCACTTCGGACCGATTCCACCCAATATCCTTAACACCGTAGTGTTTATTCGCATCGAGCGCGTAAAACCAAGGATTTTTATTTTCTTCTGAACCCCATAACCCGTGAACATTTACATTTAGTAGACTTTGGCGTCCTGCATAATTTAAAGTTAATGTGTTTAGATATTCTTCATGGTCAATGTATTCGTTATCTAAATATGTCGAATGGTGAACGTATATTTTATCTTTAAACCTAGGATGAGGCTTATACGCGTCATCCTCACTAAAAAAGAATTTCCTAAGCCAATGCTTTTGGCTTACTGGGTTAAACGATAGTATTAATTGGAGTTTTTTTGCGTTAGGCGTCCTAAGTACCGAATTTACCATAGTTACTTGGTCTTCGGTGCATTTATTAACCTCGTCAATCCACACATGAGTAGCCTCAGAAATACCCTTTGTATTTTCTTCGTCTGATAAACCAAATGGAACTAATTTATGGCCTGTAATTTTATTGGTGAATATCATCGAGCTATTGTAAGCCTCCGAATAATCAAAAACGTCCTTATATTTTGATTTCTTAATATAATTAACAATATCCTGAAAAGTAGTATCTCTTAATGTTCTTTTCTGATGCCTACAATATACGATATGTATATGCTCATCTAAAAACGATAGATTGAGTAGCTTTAAAATTATTTGATTAGTCTTACTGCCGCCCCTACCCCCAAACAATATTAAATATCTATGGTTTGATTCAAGTACCGGTATGAAATGTTTGCTGTATTGATTTCTATCTATTTTTACTAGCTTCATTATTTTTCAATGAAAATACTATCAGCGCCTTTGTTTGTTTTCAATTCCACATCGTGTTTCTCAGTCGGACGGCCAAAGGCGTGTTCGTAAACAAACTTAATTAAACTAGGTTCTCCAGTATCAATTAATGATTTTAAGGCCGTTTCCTTGTCACCATATTTTGAAATAAGTGCGGCCATTGCAATTTTAGCCGTTTTCAATTCTTCGGCTTTCCCTTTACGCCCAGCGCCTTCTCGTTTTCCGCCTGCTGCCATAATTTGAAAAAATTTGATTAATCAAATAAAAATACTACTTTCTTTTCCCAAAAGTAGCACTTTTAAAACAATTCTATCTTTTCCCGATATGTTTTGAGCCTGACAAAGTATCAAAAACTAATTTTGCCAAAGTTTCATATCCAAGTAATAACGGCAAATAAAGCCCCATCCAAACTACCGGACTTTGGACGTACCATGGTAAATCATGCCGATATTGTTCTAAGCACGTTCTAAATAGAAATATTGTGGCGCTGTATGTTATCACAGCCGCTGCGATTCTTATAAATACTTTTCTCATTTTACTTTGTTTTGAATGTTTGCGTTTTTACCAATTCAGATAGTCTAATTATTTCATCCATTTCAGAAATAGTAAGGATTAACCCATATTCATCGTTCATGTGATTGAAAAGTTCTTGATAATAGTCAGCGACATTTCTGGGAATTACTTTTTCCCCATCCTGCGAGATTATCGGCATTTCTCGCACTTCCTCGCCATTTTCATCAATTTTAACCCCGTGGAAGTTGGCAAGGGGTTTGAGATTTCCGTTATATGCTTGAACCCAAATAGATTTTTTTTCACTTGTAATAGACCAACTAAAATTACCTCTACTTTTACTACCGTCTAATTTAACTTCTAAATTCGGCTTATTACCTTGCTCGATTTGTCGTTTGATTACGATTTCTTGCACCCATTTCGGGTAGTCTTTAATTTGTTTGCTCATTGGTTTTGTTTTAATGTGAATAAAGTTGAATGAATAATGATGGGCTTGTTGGGTCTTTTTCGTATTTCGAATGAATAGATATACAAAGATTACTTGTTTGCTGAATTGCTATTGATTCGTAACTAGCAAATATTGCATAGTTTGCACCGTTGTGATTTTTTATCGAAATTCCGTGTGAATCTATCCGAATGCTAGTATTTGCACCCTTATTGTCATATAGTCTATAATTTGGCCATTCACCTTCAACAGACCACCCTATTTTCTCAATAGCAGATATAAATTCTTGTTTGTTCATGATGTTTTATTTGTATTTTAATTTTAATCGTGGCATCCACCTGATTCACATGAAACACCATGCTCGGTTAACATTTCAGGAATCCAATTAGTAGAATTTTGAATCAATGTTTCATACTTAACTCTGGAATCAAGCCAAGTACCCATATTCTTATCTTCTTGACGTGCAAACCAATTCATCTTTTCGGGGTGCATATTCGCCATTATAGATAGTGTTTCAGGTTTTTTATGAAAACACCCAACGCAATTTGAAATAATAGGAAATTCGATTTGTCTTCTTTCTTCAAAAAGTGTTCCCCCTATATATCCATTCTTTATCCAATAATCATTTACATCCTTCTTTGTTATGCCGTGCTTTACTAATGGAAATGAGCAATGTCGCCAATTAAACACTTCGTGTCGTTGCCTTCTTTCCCCTCTCAATGAACACGAAACGGGGATTTTAAAGTTTGTCGGGTCTGAATTATTGAAAAATCTTTCCATTCTATCAAATTCATCAAACCTAAACCCAATTCTCATATTACATTTTTCGCCAATCTCATTAAACCACCATTCAAAAATTGGCTGTAATTTCATTTGTTCGGTGCAATATCTTCTTGCCCAACTTGGTAGCCATGTTTGTGTTCCTTTATCAATTACATCATCAAAACTTTTGCCTCTTACCCAAATTATTTCCCTACCTAAATACTGCTCCAAATCAATCATGGCTTTTAAAGTTGCATCATCTTCGGCTGTTGCTATAAATTCACCGTATTCACTAGCAAACTTTCCTAGTTTCATATTTGCATATTTGATTATTGCATTGTCCTTTGGAGCGCACTTATAATCATCTATACACACAACACTAAAAACTTCATAATCTGCTGGGAAGTGAGCCGCTATATATGCGCTTGTTTTTCCTCCTGATATACTATTTACTGTTTTCATTTTTAATTATTCATAGCCATCACCGACACTTTGCGGATGATAGGCATTTTTATTGTTTGTTCGATGGTGTTTACGAGTTGATACGTGTAGTCTTTATATTTCCCAACCGTCTTAACTAGACCCAGCCTTATCAAGACTGTAATAGCGCTATGGGCTGCTGATTGTTGGCTTTCGCTAACTTGTTTCTCATTTTTGACATTAAACCATGCCGCCGCTATTGATTTTGCAGTTGCGGTTTCGTTTTCGATAAAGTATTCAACGCAAAACTTCTGAATCAATGTCATGAACGCGTATTTCTTACCGACTAACTCCATTGCAGGGGTTATTTTTGGCTTTTCTTCTTGGATTGATTCCGCTCGCAATAATTCGCGCAAACTTTCAGTATAGCCGTCCAACCTATCTATTTCGGCTTTGATTTTCTTAATTTCTTGTGGGGTTAGTGGCATGATTATAATTTAAAATCGTTTACAATATTTTTATACGTCAATGCGGTGTATCGGTAAACCTTCCATCCTTCATTGAGCGCTATGTTATACTTTTCGCTATCTTTTGAATAGCCTTTAATGGTTGTGTGGCGGCTTTTCTTGCTTACTATCCCCTCGTATTCAACCG